GGTCGGCGTCACAACCCACAAGATCTTGCAGCCCAGAACTTGTCCCATCTTAGGAGCGTAGCCGTCGGTAAGTATGATTGCGCCGCTCCACTTGCCCTTGTTCTTCGAATCATTCAAGAAGTTCGCAACAGCCTGGAAATCCGTGCCGCCGCAACGAGTGCGAAGACAATGCGGCGTGTTATCGCCCTTCTTCCAAACACGATGCGACTGCTCGTCAATCTCGGTGTCGAAGTGATACACGTCCAGTTTCGTCAGGTTGGCGAGACACCCAAGCTCAGCGAAGAGCAATGCGATATCCTCGTCACACATAGACCCGGACTGGTCCATGAAACAAACGAAGTTTGCGATCATGGGACGACGAACGCCCGGATGAATGTACGGCATCTTCTTGTTGATGCGCTTGATGGTCGTATTGCGATCCACCGAACGAGCACGACCAATGAAGTTGCGGATGATGCTCTTCCAATCGACCTCGTGCGAGAGCATCTTTCGGATCATCTCCTGAATGTGCGCCGGCACCGAGCCCCACTGGTTGCTACGGTCAGCGCGCTTCGCCGCACGCTCGATAAGATCCTTCATCTTATCCCGCATTTCCTCTGCCATCTCGGGATCGAGATCATTCCAGCCGTCATGCGAATCCATGGTGCCCATGCCGTCGAAGATGACCTGCATGGAACCGTCGTCATCGCCCTGTTCATCACGAATCTTCTTCAATTCGTCGTAGTAGTAGTCGCTGGCCTGAAGCGGCTTAGCCGTTGCGATGAAATCGGCATACGGGTTGCTGGCCGGCTTCAATGAACCATCCTTCTGCTTCTCAAGCGGACGAACACCCGGAATGAGAACGATCTTTGGAAGACGATTTGCGCCGATGATGCTATTGATAGCAAGGTCGGTTGCCCAGTTCCACATCATCTGGTCCGAGGTCTTAGCGACCGAGCGGTGGAAGATATGACTGAAGATCACGTGATAGAGTTCGTGACAGATAACGCCCTTGCGTTCCTCACGACTCATGCTGCGCATGAACTTGGGCGAGTAGCCCATGATGATCTCATGTCGAGCGCCATTCTTACGGACTCCCACGTAAGCGGTAGGACATGCTGAATCTGCAAACTTGGTAATGTCAAGAGAGACACCACCGAGGAAAGGATCGCTCATGTAAAGTTCAAGAAAGTCGAAATCGAATTCATCGCTTCGGGTAAGCGTGTTCTCCGCAATTTCCTTGCGGGCGGCGATCGCATCGGCCTGGTGGGCCGCTGCTTTATCGGAGAGCGGGGGCGCATCACCAGCAACCGCATTAAGAAAGGAATTATAAAGCGAGATGTTCATTCGTGGTCCTTCTGACACTGGATGGTTGGGAACGCCGTTATGGTCCGTGACGACATGCGGGAACATAGTGCGCCGCTTGCTTGTGTTCTTTGACATACTTACATTATATCACTTTCTGTCCAGATTTAAACCAATAAAAAGATTATCTTTTTATCCAATAAAAACTAAATAGTTTTCATTACCTTAAATAGCCCATTCACCTCAAATCGCAGTTTATTCATTTGGCAGTTTTCCCATAATCTAGTGGAATGCTACCATATAGAAGCAGCAAGAACCCCTTATAAAACCGGCCCGACTTCTGCTAACCCGGCTAACTGGTTGAAATCATACAGGAAAGTCGGCAAAAACAATCAAAGAGCCTCGTGTTTAAGCCGCCATCCTTTATGGCTTGGCCTTTTGCCGGATATAACCGTGGACATTTTGCCGGACAGTAGATTGTGGGCTCTACAAAAGTCTTCAAGACATTCAATCCTTAGAAACTCTTCTCCCACCGGAGACACCAAAGGATTCAATGATAAATCAAATATTTTTGCTGAAGGATTTTTCATGCCGGCCATCCGTGGATATGCCGTGCCTTTTCTTTTTGAAGGCCGGCCCTTGTTCGCCAAGCTAACCTTGTTCTTTGCTTCTTCACTATGATGCCGGCCATACATAGCATTGTTCTTTCCAGCTTGCTTGCAAAGATTAGATTCGCTGTTCTTCTTGTTAGACTCCTCGGTCTGTTTCTTCCCATACATCGGGTTGCCTTCGCCAGAAAACTTTTCACTTAATTTCTTCTTTTTAAGTTTGCCTTCCTCGGTCTCATAGAAAGCTTTTCGAGTCTCGCACATGGTCTTTCGCTCTTCTTCTGTATAAATATGTGTTCTCCCACCATCCAATACGTTATATACCTTATTCTTCCCATATAATTTCCTATATTCCTTTATAAGACATTGTTCTCTCTCGTCCAGCTTCAATCTCTTTTCATCATCGGTGATAAACGAAGAGACATCTAGTATCTCCACAATAGAGAATTTAAGGAATTCCAGGTTTCCTTCTTTCTTATAGTGTTTCTGAACAGAATTTCTAAGCTTAATGTTTGAGCCGGCTCTCTTGTCAACCTGAATAGGCTTGAGAAGATCATTCTTATATACAGCCCAACGCTTTCTTAACTCTCTTCTCGTTTGGCCAATATAAACATTTTTAGATATCGTGTTTTCTATTTTATATATAATATATTTGGTTTGCCATTGGCTTTGTCCATTAAACTCATAATCAAAATTCCAAACTACCTCCGCCTTATTTTCAACCGGCCCTTTATTTGTGTCAATTGTTATTTCTTCCATTTTTCCATTCTCCTTAGGAGCAACGTCACCCCTAGGAATAAATATACGGCACTTTTGATATGATGCCTAAAAAATAATTTAAGTTTGCTCACCCCTAGAACGTGACCCCTGGCACTACTTATCTCATATCGCAATATATTCTCAAATCCTATTTCTCATATTCTAACCGTACCTCCCCAGCTCTCCCTTTCAAGAAAGCCCTTATAAAATACCACCGACTTCTGACCAGCCTCCAAGTGCTTGAAATCATTAAAGAAATTGATAGATGAAAATAGTTTTGGCTATTGGTTTAAAATCGGGCTTCCTTTTGTTATACTGAACGTAAGCTAACCGACTGACAGTTAACCGCCAACCCCCCTCTTTAGGAAAAGAAAATAAATGTCCAATCTCGCTCTCCCAGTTTCCATGCTCAATTTCCAGAAGCTCGTCGCCATGGTCGGGCCGGACATTACGATCTGCGTCCGCGGCGGTCACGCCAAGGGCAAGTCGGAAGGCGTCTACCAGTCCGCACAGAAGCGTTTCTCCGACTTTTATCGCGATCCCGACAATTGTAAGCTCGCCGTCAAGACCCTGGGTTCTGGCGTGCTCTCGTGTGGCCGCGCCGCCGAAAAGGTCACTGAGTGGCGCTACGATATGGGCATGCCCGTCATCGAACGTCGTCTTAGCCAGATGACAGAGGGAGATATCATAGGTTTACCTGTCATGGAAGGCAACAGCACGGCATTCCGCCCTTGCGACTGGCTCATTCAGGCGTGCGAATTCCCGGTCGTTCTCTTCCTCGACGAGCGTAACCGTGCTCTCGAAGGTGTGAAGCAGGCTGTCTTCCAGCTTGCCGATTCCAAGGCTTTCTACGGTCATCGTCTTCACGCGGAGACCATCATCGTGATCGCCGAGAACATCGGCGACGCGTACACCGTGAATGCCAGCGATCCCGCGGAGACCAGCCGTGCAGCGACGGTCCTACTCGACCCGACCAAGGAAGAGTTTCTCGATTACGCAGCTTCTCGTGCAGACGGTGCGATGGTGAATTTCCTTCGGGAGAACCACAAGTTCATCGAGCATGACGAGGTTTTCGAGGCAAACAAGAAGTATCCCGACCGTCGAGCATGGATGAAGCTGGATGGCGAGCTTACTCGTCTCGGGCTCTACGAGCATCCGGAGGATCACATGTTCTACGTTCTTACGGGAGCGTTCTGTGGTCTTGAGGTTGCCGGCGCCTTCAAGAAGTTCTGTGCCGAGCGCGACCGTAACGTTTCGGTGGACGAGATCCTGAACGATTGGGAGAAGGCGAAGCTTAAGCTCGGCAAGCTCTCGAACGAGATCTACGTCGAGAACGTTGCGAAGCTGGGCGACTGGCTCAAGAAGCACGAGCTTAACGGAGACCAGGCTGTCGAGATGGCCCGTTTCATGCACGATTGTCCGCCCGAGCCGATGATGGCCGCGTGGATGGTTCTTCAGAAGAACATCAAGAATCTCACCAAGGTTCACCCGCACGTCGAGCAGTTGGTTGTTCGTCGGGCGACCGGTGGCGACACCAGCGACCTTAAGGTTCCGCCTCGTTCGGCTACGGCTGCTTCGCTTCCGGCGAAGTCTGTCACGGTCGCAGGAGCGGCACCACCGCCACGCAAGCGTGGCGCAAAGCGCTAATTCCTTGGTCCAGTTCTGGACCAGTCGGTAGCTAAAGAAGAGATGAACGGGCCGCAAGGCCCGTTTGTCGTTTCTCCGCATCCTACCTTACTCCCTAACGGGGAGTGGCGCACCTACATGTAGTATGATGTAAGAAGCCGGGCTATCTAAAGAAAGATTATCAAAGAATGCGAATTTAGTTTAAACATGCGATAGAGTCTGGTAAAGTATAGGAAGTGGTCAACAAGAACTAATAGAGATTAAGCACCAACAAGAGCGCTTATAAAAGAAAGAATATCGATTTATGACAAAGTCTAATGAAAACGTAGTGAAGTTTGCTTATCTCCGGGATGATCGCGATCCCCGAAGAGTGATGACTATCGCTCGACGCTGGGGTAAGAAGCACAAGAAGATCCAGTACGGTTACGCAATCTGTAATCCCGAAGAGGATCAACACAATAAGGCGACCGGACGTGATTGGGCAGAAGATCGGCTCAGGCACGCGGCCGCCAAGTTCAAGCCGGATCAAGGCGATATGGTGCTTCGTGCAGTAGTAGCCGATATCTGCGATTCTACCCAGTCTGACCGCAATGCTGTAACCATGGCCGCTCAGTGGCTTCTGGCTTATGATAGCCTGAATAACGCCCCCTGGAACAAGGAAAATGATTCCGGGAATTATGACGACAATGATGCCAATTGCGATTGGGATTGTCATGGTTCCTGCGATGGTTGCGACCCAGAGGGGACTCGTGACGCCGATGATCAGGACGATGATGAGGCACTTGTTGCTCGTATCGCAAAGCAAGTAATGGCTCTGATTGCAGATTCTTCGGAATCCAAGCTGGATCACACCAAGTGTGACGGCGGATGTGCTCTTTCGGGAGTGAGTCAGGCGGACGCAGTAGATTAACGCCAGGAGTCTCCTGACTTGGTTTAAAATTTAAACCTGGGATCCCATATCGATCCGTACGATACCCAGGATTAAATCCGTGTCCAGTAGACACGGATTTGGCCACCTCTGAATGTTTGCTAAAAGGGCCACCGGGCCGGCATTTAAGTGGATAGTACTACTAGTTAGTAAAACAGTTCTGGCATGTTGATGATTATTAGCCAAATATTGTGAAGCTAGAATTGATAACTGAATAAGAGTACACACGACGACTTATTGAAAACTGGCCGGCAATGCTAGTTTGGCAAGAAGTGGATATTCAGGGAGACATTGATCTTGGCCTGGGTATTCCAGATACCAATCGACTAGGGAATCTGGAACGTTGCGCGTTGGAGAAGTAGTCATCTCGCCATCCTCATAAGTTGGAGATCCCAGGTGCGAATCCTGGACGCGCTAGATACAGAAGTTTAGAAACCTCCACGTGGTCTGTATCGGACAACGGCTTTTCAAGCCGGCAAAATTCTAAAACAAAAAGTTATGTCAATAGAGCAATTCTATTGACGAAGATCTCTGTAAGATTGTTTCGTTTGTTTCTGCCAATTTCCCTCTTCCGGTTTCGAATGCTTATGGAGATGA